CTTTTGATGAATTACTAGACAAAGAATCTTTTACAACTACAAAAAAGACTTATGAAAAATGATAGCTTGTACTTTTCCAGGGAAGATCGGGGATGCTATTTATTCACTTCCTACAATAAAAAGACTATGTGAATTATACTCTTGTGGTGCAGATTTCTATACAAGTGAATATTGTAAAGGTTTAAAGAATCTATTTGAGTATCAATCTTATATTAATAATTTTATAATACCAGAAGAATATAAGATACAACACATGAGTATGGGAGTACAACCTTGGTATATCCCAACCAAGGGAGAATATCATAAAGTATTTCATCTAGGATTTAAAACAGTACCAAATTTACCTTTACCAGAATTTATAGCAAACCAAGCAGATGTGAAAATAGGTAAATTAACTCTTGAATATCCAGACTTTGAAACTTTAGATGAACCTTATATTATAGTATGTCCAAGGGGAGATTATGATTTTACTCCACATTACATAGATTTTATTAATAAATCACAATTCAAATGTGTAGTTGTTGGTGCTAAACACCAAGGCTTGTATTGTGGAATAGATAAAACTGGATTAGATTTCTTAGAATCTACTACTTGGATTTCAAAAGCAATTGGATTTCTAGGAATTTCTTCTATGTTTGTTATAGCAGATGCTTTTAATTACCCAAAGGTAGTTTTTTCTAGAAAGGGTGGGTTAGATTTAAGACATCTTACCCATAATAACACAAGTTATTTAAATAAATATGATTACAAAGAAACTCTTAGGAGGTTATTATTGATGGAAACTTATTCAAAGACTATGGAAGTTCCAAAAGATTATGAGAATTTTGGTGGTTATGCAAAACATATTGAAGGAATTTTAGATCATTTCAGAACCATTAAATTTAATCTATTTAGATTTGAACATGAACATAGAAAATGGGAATATGCTTTAGTATATAGATTAGCTGATATGGTTAAAGCTAAGAAAGTATTAGATGTTGGTGGTGGTGGAAGTTTACTTGGCCCCACATTATCTTGGGTTGGAATAGAAGTTACACAAGTAGACCCTGGTGAAGTTGGTGAATGGATAAAAGCCCAATCAAAAACAGTTGGTAAACCTATGAAGTTTTACCAAAAAGATTTGTTTGATTTTGAAAGTGATGAAAAATTTGATGTGGTTTGTTCTACTAGTGTAATTGAACATTTACCTAATGATTTAGACTTTATTACTAAACTTACAACTTTTGTTAAATCAAAAGGTTTGTTAATCTTAACTTTTGATTATCATCCAGATGGTGTTCAAAAAGTATCTGGGCATCTTAGAACTTATAATAAAGAAAGAATTAATTTAGTCATTGATTTATTAAAAGAATTAGGATTTAAAGTATTTGGTGGAGAACCAGACTATGAACATTTTACTCCAGATGTGAATGGTTGTACATTTGCATCTTTGGTAGTAAGAAAGGTAAAATAATGTGGAAGTCAATTTATGTATTCCCGTCTTAAAAAGATATGATACTCTAACAAAATGTATTGATTCTGCTATGTTAGGAACTATAAAACCTAACAATATTTGGATAATTAATAATGGTAGTATTTATTTTCAACCAGTTCTTAAAGATACTGATACTAAAGTTAAAATTTTAAATTATGGGCATAATCTAGGAGTTGCTAAATCTTGGAATATATTTATTGAAGATGTTCCAGAAATAAGAATTGTATGTAATGATGATGTAGAATTTCATTCCAACACTATTGAATTATTGATAGATAATTATCATAAATATGGAGATAAGTTTTTAATTTTTCCAGGAGCAGGTATTCCAAGTTTAAACTCTTTTTCTTGTTATATTTTATCTGATAGAATAGTAAAAGATGTTGGATTATTTGATGAAACCATTTCTCCCAATTATGCTTATTTTGAAGATAATGATTATTCTTTCAGAATGTATTTAAAAGGATATGGATTACATGGAGCACCAGAGGTGTTTATAAACCATGTTGGTAGTGCAACTTTAAAAATGTATTCAGATAAAGAAAAAAAAGAACACAATGCTAAGTTTCAATTAGCACAAAGTAATTATCTTAAAAAGTGGGGTGGACTTCCAGGAAAGGAAAAATATAGAGAGGCATATAATGGTAAAAGTTAATAAGGACTTTAAAGTTAAACTTAAATTAAATGGAACAGAATTAAAATTTAATATTCTAGAATTATATAAAGGTATCTGCTATAATATGTATGATACATCTTTGAAAAATGGTATTTACTTTTTATTTTCTGAGAAATTGCGTAAACCAGCATTTGTATACCTGGAAAATTTAGAGTGGTATTTTATTGACAGAAATAATAAATTAATATTTTTGGGATATTCTACAGATAATTTGGTGAAGTAATGGGATTAGCTGAAAAGACATCTCAAGATGAATTATACATTTATGAAATACTTAAAAACCCAGTATTATGTATAGAGTTTATTGAAAATATTGATAAACTTTCTCACGAAGAAAAATTTAAACTAGACTGGTATCAAAAAGATTTTGTTTGTGATTTCAATCCCTATGTAAGTTTAGCATGTGGAAGATCAGTTGGAAAATCACAAGCATTAATGGGGATTATTACTTGGTTACTAATTAATAACATTTTCCCATCAGAATACATAGTGTATACTGTACCAAGTAAGGTACATTTAGAGCCTGTATGGTCTAAAATTATTAGAAGCTATAGAAGTAATTCATTTATTAAGAACTTTTTGGACTCCAGGGGTGGATTTAATAGTTCAGACTTCACGGTAAGATTAGTCAATAACTCTCAACTAATTTGTCGTATTGCTGGTCAAAGTGGAACTGGTGCTAATGTTATTGGTTTGCATACTCCATTTGTAATGGTAGATGAAGATGGATATTATCCTTGGGGAACATGGGTTGAAATGCAACCCATTCTTAATACCTTTACTGATGGGTATAGACAAATAGCATCAGGAGTACCAACTGGTTTAAGAGAAAATAATGTTTGTTATCATGTAGATCAAGAAAATTCTAACTATACAAAACATAGAATTTCTGCCTTACAAAATCCTAGATTTTCAGAAGATGATGATCAAAGGGCGGCAGATCAATATGGTGGTAGAGAATCAGAAGACTATGTTCATTTAGTATTAGGTCAACACGGCAAACCAGTTTTTGCACTATTTGATAGAAATATGATGGAGATTTTAAATTATCCAGTATATCAAATGATATTAGATGGTACAAAATATTTTGATAATTTAGCTGAATACATAAATAGATTATCAGTATTCCCAGGATTACCAACCAAAGATTCAAAATGTATTATCGGAGTAGACTTAGGGTATACTGAACCTACTGCAATTGTAGTCTTATATGAAGATAGCTATGGTAGATTAAGATTTCATGGAAGAATAAGATTAAATAAAGTAAATTATTTTATCCAAGAAAAGATTATAGATTGGCTAGATACTAAATTTAAACCGTTTATTATTGGTATGGATGAAGGATCAGCAGGTAAGGCAGTAATTCCCAGATTACAAGAACACGAAGAATTTTCCCACAAAGATTTTAAGAAAAGGCTTATTCCAATAAACTTTTCATCACAAATCATTTTAGGAGTAGATTCAGACGGAAAAGAAATAAAAAGCAGAACCAAACCATTCTCAGTCGGAGTTCTACAAACCTACTGTAATAACCACAAGATAATTTTTTCGTCTACAGATTTAGAAATGATTACAGAATTAGAAAGAATGACTTATTCTAAAACACCAACAGGTGAAATTGTATACAAAACATTAACACTAACTGGTGGAAAGGCTGGTGAAGACCACTTTACATCTGCTTTATTGTGTGCATCTATGGCTTATTATTTAAATAATGAGTTATTAGATTTACGAAGAAGTAAGAAATTAGCAAAACCATCCTGGTTTTTAGGAGGCTAAATGGAAGAAGATCAAACAATTAATGATTCTACTATTACTGTAGAACCCATTAAATTATCAAAACTAAAGAAAGCAGAAGCATCTTTTGGTTCTATGGGATTAACAGCAGGCGGTGATTGGAGTCCTGATGAAGTAGATAAGATGGAAACCTACTCATTAAAAGAATTTCATAAGTGTATAGATCAATGTAGATTTTTCTATAGAAAAGACCCCATAGCTGGTACAATTCTAAATAAAATGGTAGAAATTGGAGTTTCTAAACTTGTTTTTGATAAAGGAAAATTATCAGATAATGAATTTAGAGTTTTTGAAGCCATTCAAGAAAAATTACAAGAGTATATTGAGAATTGTGCATTAGAATATTTAATTTCTGGCTTAATAATTCCAGAAATTAAATATGCCACATTAACTAAAGAACAAGTTTTTGATTTAGGAGTTAAGAAATATCAAACACTAACACTACCAGTATCTATGTGGCTTCGTGATCCTAGAACTATTAAGATTAATTCATCTATGGTGCTAGATGAACCGTCCTATTATGTTATCCTACCAGAAGAATTAGTATCTTTTATTATGAATAGAGGAACTTATCCTGATGGTAATAAAGATATAGTTTTATATAATCAACTATTAACTTATTATCCTGAATTTGTACAACAAGTTCTTGATGGTAATAAAGAAATTCTTTTAGAGAATAAACTAATTATAAGAAGAAAAGTACTATCAGATTCTCCTTACCCAACCCCATTTTTATATGGTTCAATTGAAGCATTAAAACACAAAAGAAATCTAAGAAGAATGGACTATTCTATTGCATCTAGAGTTATTACAGCAATCATGTTAATTAAACTTGGTAATGATGAATTTCCAATAACAGAAGATGATGAAGATGCTTTTACTGCAATTAGATCACAAATGACTTGGAGAAATACATCTAGTAGAAATATGGAAAGAATTTTCCAGCTATTTGCCAATCACACTCTAGAAATTGAGTGGGTTTATCCTAATACAGAAGTTCTTTTAAATGATAAGAAATATGCAGAAGTAAACCAAGATATATTTTTAGGAATGGGATTTCCTAGAATCCTTACTACTGGTGAAACAGAAAGAACTCAAACATCCGATCCAGAATTTGCATCTATCTCTCCAGTAAAAACTATGGAAAAAATGCAAAGAGAATTACTAAGTATTGTTAAAGGTATCATTAGAGAAATTACTAAACTAAATAATTTGAAATATATTCCAGAAGTTAGATTTAGTCCAATCAATTTAAATACATTTAATAACTTTGTAAATGCTATGTCCGCACTTTATGACACAGGAAATATTTCAAGAACATCTTATGATACTGCTTTTGGTTATAATTGGGAAGAAGAATTAGCATTAAAAATTGTAGAAAAGGATAAACTAGAAGCTAGTGGAATTGAAGAATTCGCACCACAACCATTTTCACCACAACCAAGTAATACTAAAACTGCTCCAACACAAGGAAAAAAGCCTAAAAAAGAAGAGAAAGAAGAATGAGATTATACCACTTTTCATACATTTATGGTATAATATAAATGTAGGTAATAGAAATTTCTATTGCCAAAACTGGTATGTATTCTAAATTTCATGCGGCTAATAGAGGCAGAAACAATGAATGATAAATTATTAAATTTAAAAACAGAAATAGAACTTTTAAATGATGAAGAGGCATTTGCATCTGTTAGCTTGAATCCCCGTTATCAATGGGCAAAAATCGTTGTAACGGATGATCAACCAAATGTTAACAAGCAAAAAGTTCCTATTGAGGAATTTGAGAATCTTATAAAAACCGGTATTCTATCTCCTATCAAAATGGAATACGGAAAAATAGCTGGACACGAAGAAGCCGTTGCTAAACCTATAGGTGTAATATCACAAATGGTACAAGAGTCAAATAAGCTAATTGCTTTAGCGGCTTTGTGGAAACGAGAAAGAGAAGAAGATATAACAGTCCTCAAGAAAATGTATACAGATGGAACGCCTCCCCAAGTCAGTTGGGAAATTTCTTATGCTGAATCAGAAATAGATGATGATGGTGTAGAGACTTTAAAGGGAACAATCCTAAATGGTTTAGCCATTGTATCTAGACCAGCCTACGCAGGAAGAACACCCTTTGTAGCTATGTCATCTGATAATAATGAGGAGGAAACACAAGTGGAAGAACTAGAACAAGCAAAGGCTAAAGTTGCTGAATTAGAAACAGCTTTAAGTGAAAAAGTTGTAGAGTTAGAAAAGAAAGAAGAAGAACTAACTGCTCTTAAAGAGTTTAAAGCAGAAGTTGAAGATAAAGAAGCTAAAGCCGAAAAAATGAAGAACATTCTCAAGAAATTTGAAGATGCTGGAATTTCTAAAGAAGATACTTACTTTGAAGAAAATAAAGAAAAACTACTCGGTATGAGTGAAGAACTATTAGATTTCATGATTCAAGAATTAGTAGCTTTTTCAGAAAATCATGCAGAAGCATCAACTAAAAATAAGATTCCTAATGTACCCGCAACTTCTTTTAATTTAAGTGATCCTAAAGAGTTAGCTAGAGCATTACGAGAGTCTAACAAATAATTTGGAGGAATTTTAAATTATGGAAATTAACCATTATGGAGATACTATCTTAGGCGTAGTAGCTACAGCAGACGTTGTAGAAGGTCGCCTAGTCCTCCTAACATCCCACAGTTTCAGTAGAAATTACGGTAGCCAAACGGAGTTACCTGGAGCGAAAGTACCTGCTGATGCTACTGAGGCCGCAAGAGCTAGATATTGTGTTACCTTTGAACAGGACAATAGAAGTCTTCCTCTATTCCAGCCTCAACCTGCATTTGATTGGGCAGAGAGATACGGTTTTGAACAGGCCGCAAACGCACCATTTTCAGCTACTGTATATCTAACTCACCCAGGTGTACAAGAAGGCAGAACAATTCCATCTGGTAGTGGTGCATTAGCCTTTGGTGAAGGTATCTATACAGTACCCTCAGGTGGATACATCTATTCTGCCGATTTACTAACTCCTGGTATGCCACTAACTGCGGCTAATACTGCTGATGATGGTGGAGCAACAGAAGCCGGTAAACTAAAATACTCCGCTACTGGTGTAGTTGCAGAAGTAGTAAGATTTGATACTGCTACTGGTAGACTTACCTTTAAGATTCTACACTAAGGGATGGAGGACAATTATGATAGATAAAACTAAACTAAAAGAAGCAATTGCTGAACTAATGAGAGATCGTTCTAAGAGAGAAGCATTTGCAGAAATGATTACCGAATATGTTCAACCTGGACATATTGCAACGGATTTTGTTAGCATGCTATTAAACACACGCCGACTAAATCCTGGCGATTCACTAGTTAAGAAATTACGCAAAGGCATTAATGTACGAACACTAGTTCCTGGTTCTATTCATTTAGCAAGCGAAATCACCGTAACAGAGCGTGTAAACTATGCTCTTGATGGTAGTGACGTTAAAGTACAGCTAAATCAGTGGGAACTTGACAGTGGTGAACTTGGTACTATTGATGAAATCAAACGTGAAATGTTAGCTAAGTATCGTGACCACTATCAAAACAAAGTTTTTACTGCCCTTTCTACAGTTTGGACAGCAGTTAATACTCCCAATAACTTTATTAGTGTTGGTGGAGTTGTTACTGCTGGCGTACTAGAGGATGCTATTGATTGGGTAAATCAAAATGCTGGTGGCGTAAAGGCTGTTGTTGGTTCTAGGGTAGCTATGACCCCAATTACTAAATTTGCTGCTTTCTGGTCTGATGCTTCCGGCACTAAAACCGCCGTAAGTGATCCTGCCGTACAGGAAGTTATGCAGAAAGGCATGATTGGTCGTTATTATGGTGCACCACTAGTAACCATTGAACAGACATATGATTACCTAGATGATTACAACCCCATGATCCCCACAGATAAAATTCTAGTGATTGGTGAGAATGTTGGTGAGTTTCTTACTTATGGTGACGTAAAGTACAAACAGTACGAAGATAACCGCCCAACTCCTCCCTACCTTTTCTTAGAATACTGGCAACAGTACTCTATGTTAATCTGGAATGCTATGGGTATCTATGTGATCGGTGGGTTAAGCTAACCCAACTAGTCTATAAATTTTAAAAGGAGAAGGATTTTTAAAAGAGATACTTCTCCTTTTTAAGATTTAGGAGGATTGAAAAAATGTCTTTAGCCCTACAACCCACCCACTTTATTCCAATTGAAGTACATGAAGATTGGACTGTAGCCGATGATGCGGCTACTGATGTAATCGCTTCACTAGAATCATCCTTTCCAGGAGTTTTTCAATTTCCAGCTAGTGATGATTTAAATGTAACTCTAGTGCAAGTTCAAGCCGGAGCTACTGAAAAAGGTCTTTTGACCATAGATGCTACAACTGCCGCAGGAACTTGGAGCACAGCTTTTGCTACTATTCCCGCCGTTGATAGCGTAGTTTATTTGGTAGATATATATTAATAAATAGGGGGAGTAAAATCCCCCTATTAATAAAAGAGGCATTATGGAAATATCTGGTCAAATTACTGTAGTAACTGCTGGCGTTGCTGTACAAGGGCCAGCTATTGATGGCCCTAATTTTTTGTTTAAAGCTCACCCCGATAATACTGGGAAAATATGGGTAGGAAATGTTAATGGGACTGTAACCGTTAATAATGGGTATCCCCTAGAGGTTGGGGATTCTCCATTAATTATGGAAGTATCAGGTCTTGAACATCTATGGTTTAATGCTAGTGCTAATAATCAAAAAGTTTGCTGGATAAAAATAGAAGTATAAACTATGAATAGAAAGCGTAGATTATTAACACGATGGATGCCGGTGCTGATGGGGGGATTTC